GAGGCTGAGGCTCCCAAGCCGAAGCCCTGGGAGCAGAAGGAGACGACCGTAGTCGTCTCTGACGAGTGGTAAGATGGCCTTCAAGCGGTTGAGCGACATGACCGCAGAAGATCGACAAGAAGCAGACAAGAGACTCGAGGAGATACTAGAAAACATGGCTACTCTCAACGATCTGTTCGGTGGTTCCGGCGAGAAGCGCCCTCCGGTTGCCAACCTGAAGGTGGAGGGCGAGTTCGTCAAGGGTGTCATCACCGACATCTCGACGGACGCCCCGGTGTTTGAGTGGGACCAGGCGAACAACAAGCCCGGCTTCCAGAAGTTCTGGGTGGACGGCAAGCCCAAGGGTGTCGCGAAGGATGAGGCCACCAAGGCTGGCCTCCAGCCGGTGCACCAGATCATGATCACCGTCGAGACCAACGATGGCCTCAAGCGGATCCCGATCAACTCCAAGCAGGAGCGGGAGGAGTTCAAGCGTGCCGTCACCGAGGCTGGTGGGTCCATCGACGTCGGCGACGTGTTCGGCAAGAAGCTCGACAAGCGTGTCGGCAACATCAAGGAGCACTCGATGAAGGTCACGAAGGCGGAGTCCTGATGCCGCTGATCGACCTGATCATCACCGATCTCTACAAGGAGATCGATAACCACATCAGTGAGGAGCCTGAGTATGAGGGCTCTTACGCTGAGGGCGTGGCCGACGCCCAGGCTGGCGCCGAGGCTTACCTCCGGAAGATCTTCCCGGACAGCTGAGTAAGGGTGGCCCTTCGGGGCCACCTCCCCGGGCCTGGAATGGTTTCGACATCCGTGAAAGCCGCACGCGGAACACGGATGGACAGGGGTTCGAATCCCCTCAGGTCCACGCGAGAAAGGAGACTGTCATCAAGACACTCGCACGTCAGGTCAGGCGCGGCGTCTCCGCAGGGGAGCCGCTGCCTAGTCCGTGGCCCGTATTCGATGAGAACAAGATGACCTTCCGGCGTGGGTCGCTCAGCATGATCGCCGGTCCCCCCGGCTCGATGAAGACCGTGCTCGCACTGAACATCGTGCGACAGATGGGAGCCGAGGTTCCCACGATGTACCACTCGTCGGACTCGGATGACTTCACCATGGCCAGCCGAACCCTGTCGATGCTGACAGGAACGCCGACCGAGGAGACCGAGCTCTGGGTGATGGGTCAGAAGGCCTTGGCCTACGAGACACTCAAGGACATGGACCACATCAGGTGGTCGTTCCGCTCCAGCCCTACACTGGAGCACATGTGGCGGGAAGCGGAAGCTTTCCGTGAGCTGAACGGCGAGTACCCGCATCACACCGTCATCGACATCATGATGGACATCGATTATGAAGGGGCGGGTGAGCAGAACTACTGGGCCCTCATGGCAGAGCTGAAGGACATGGCCCGTGAGCAAGAGACGGCGATCACGATCGTGCATCATACTTCTGAGTCAGCGAAAGGGGGATCTCCACCCCCTCGAAGTGCGATCATGGGGAAAGCGAATCAGCTCCCAACGCTCATTCTCACTCTTTGGGGTGACGCTTACGCTGGTACGCTGGACGTCGCCACAGTGAAGAACCGCTTCGGCCCTCAGGATGCGATGGGCAAGAGGTACTTCAAGATGAGTGCTTCCCCCGCCATCTGCCTGATCGAGGAACGAGAGCAGCAAGAGGTACCGCTGCTCTTCAAGGATGGCCCCGACGTTGACGTCGAGGACAAGATCAATGCTTGGGAGGATGACTGATGCCCGACGAGTACCCGTGTCAGACCTGCGGTGGTGGCGGGAAGATTCAGGCACCACGGCACGACGTCAACGAGAAGGGTGAACTGGTGGTCGTGCAGGACGTGATCGACTGCATCACCTGTGGCGGCAGCGGGAAGGTGACTGCCTGATGTGCTGCGACGAGCCGTGCATCGTCGCCGTCTGGATCGACGGCAAGTACGTCAACCAGTGCATCAACTGTCAGAAGGTGGTGGGCTGATGCCCGAAGAGATTACGATCTCAGTCGAGGAGTACGCCGAACTCCTCACGGTCAAAATGTCGGCCGACTATGTGCTGGGCATCATCCATTATGTGGCCTACAGCCCGCACTCCACTCCCGAGGTAGAGCAGTTCGCCCTCAAGCTCCTTGACGAATGGACCAAGTGATGTACTGCCACTGCGGCAGGCCGTACCCGTGCCTTGAACACTAGCCAGCCGTACCCGAACTGGCACTGCGTTACCATCGAAGAGACCCCAAGTGGGTGGATGGTGGTCTGCGTACCACATGGGATGGTATGCGACTCGACGCCCACCCACTTGGCGGCCTTCGAGGCAGCGTTGCAACACGACTTCGACACCGGAGCGTTCAACTATGGGAAGGGTCATGAATAAACCCTGCAAGGGCTGCGGTTCGGTCACCCGCAAGGTGACCGCCCCCGGTCCACGCTGTGCCACCTGCCACAGGGACCGCAAGGCGGCCCTCAAGGAGGCCTCTCACGGCCGATGGATCCTCAAGACCTACGGGATTACCTCGGAGCAGTACGAGGCTCTCTACGAGGCGCAGGGAGGCTCGTGCTACATCTGCCAGCGGGCCAAGGGGATCACCAAGAAGCTCGCGGTAGACCACGATCACGCCACCGGCTTCGTCCGGGGGCTGCTGTGCTCGACGTGCAACAAGATCCTTGGTCACTTCCGGGACGACTGGGAGACCAGCCACAGGGTATGCAAGTATCTCGAACTGCCCCCAGCGTGGGGCGCAATAGGAAAGGTGAAGCCCGATGGCGAAGATCGAGATTGAACTTGACCTGGAAGATCTGCCGTACGAGCTGGCAGATCAGCTCACCGACACCGCGTGGCTGAGGTTCATGAAGGAAATGGACGAACAGCGTGCGGACATCGGTCTCACCAAGCGTCTGCACGAGTACCTGGGTGAGGCTATCGAGGAAGATGAGGAGCGAGGATGACCCCCAACCCTGAGATGCCGCCCGTTGAGCAGCGCAAGGATGCGCTGAAGGACGCCTTCGAGGCAGCCAACGGACGACGGCCCAACGACACCGAAGCTGCCCGCATCGACAAGGCTGCGGAAGACCGCAGCGTTCGGGGAAGGCCGAAGAAGAAGTGAACTTCACCAACGAAGAACTCGACGCCGTGCACTCCTGCTTGTACGACGAGGCGTACTACGGCAACGATGAAGTGGTGTACGGCAACGGCGAGTACGCCGTCAACCTTCGGACCGCACTAGCCAAGGTGGAAGATGAGGCGGAGAGGCGCAAGCTCTGGGGATGACTTCCCCTTGTACCCGATCGTCCCGGTCATCGAGGCGCTGAAGGGTGTCACGCTAGGCTTCGGGGAAGGGCGGGGCTGGACTTCGGTCCGGTGCCCGTTCCACCCGGACTCAGATGCTTCAGCGTCGATCAACACCACACTGCAAGTCTTCAACTGCCACGCGGACGACTGCCCGACAGGGACAGCGACTCAGATCATCATGCAATGGGAACAGGTGAGCTACGCTGAAGCTAAGCAAAGAGCAGAGACAATATCTGGAGCGAGCCTGGGAAACGTACAGCCCGCACCTGGGAGACGCGGAAGGATGGCTGGCGGCACGAGGTCTGGATCTGGAGTTCGCTCGGACCAGAGGACTTGGCGTCGTCCGGGACGCTCTTCCGGGTCATGAGCCTGCGACTGGGTACCTGGCTATCCCGTACCTCACCAGGACCGGGCCGGTGAACTTCAACTTCCGGTGCATTCAGAACCACAACTGCAAGGAAGTCCCGCACCACTCCAAGTACTGGAAGCGGAAGGGGTCCAAGACCAACCTGTACGGCGTTCTCTCGGTGGCTCAGGCCACCGACTGGATCGTGGTCACCGAAGGGGAGATCGACGCTCTGACGTGGCAGCAGGCAGGCGTACCGGCACTCGCAGTGCCGGGAGCGGAGAACTGGCAGCCCTACTGGGCGAACCTGCTGGAAGATTTCAGCCGTGTATACTTGGCTGAGGATGGAGACAACGCGGGCAAAGACCTGTGGATCGCGATGTCCGAGCACATCGATCAGGGCAACACGATGGTGGTCCGCATGCGAATGCCGGACGGTGAGGACAGCAACAGCATGTTCCTCAAGCAGGGCAAAGAGTATCTTCTCGGAAGGATCAAGAAGTGAGTCAGCAGTTCAAGTTCGAGTGCGTCATCACCTTCGAGGACGATGGCCACGAGGTTGACGAGGACTATCTTGACCTCGTGGCCCTGTACTACGGCGACAAGCACCAGGAGTTCACGCTTACCAGCGTGGCGGACTCGATCGAGGAGATCTGAAGTGAACACCGTGTTCGTCATCATCAACGAGTGGACCGACATCGCCGGTAACACGTCGTCCGAAGTGGTCGGCGGCTCGTTCTTCGAGACGGAGAGCGACGCCTGGGAGAGTCTGGCCGT